GGAGGACTCTCCTTGTACAAGTTGAAGCATCTTGGCCACTGCATGCCGCCCCTTCAGGGGGGGCGGCTTGTGGAGACTGGCTTGCCTGCTTCATCCTCTGTATAGGTGTAGTCTAGCATACGACTCCAAATCGTTATCCCCGGAGGAACTACCGGCCTTTCCCTCCTTCACTCCGGAGGATGCAAGTAGTTGCCGTGGTTACTGGTGAGTACTCAGGAGAGCCTTGACTCCGTCAAGGTTGTCTGGTCTGCTCAACACTGACAGGGCCAAGGCTCCCCTTCCGGGGGAGCCGTAGCGACGATCAAAGGGAAAGAACATGCCTAAGGTCAAGTGGATAGCCGTCCTGGTGATCGTGATGTTCGTGATCTCCGTGGCTATCAACTCGGGTAAGTAGGGCTTGCGGGTAGCGCCTTCGGGCGCTACCTTGTAGGTCTACAAGTCGCACAGGTGCGGACTCTCTCCCCCTGTCCCTGTGCGGCCTGTAGACCTATAAGGGAGGCAACATGGCGAAGACTTTTTACATGCGTTCCCGCTGGAAGGATCCGCTCGAAGTGTTGGAGGATGAACCCACCCTGTACGTCTCTGTTGAGGCGGCTCTCTCCGGAGCCGCAAGGGGTGACTACATCCACAAGCTGATCATTCAGACGAATCACGTCGTGGTGGACACTCCGAGGCTGGGAGACGTTGTTGACGACTCCTGACTTTTCTCCGGAGGCGGTTTCCGATCCGACGCCGGGCAAGAGACAGCCGGCTGTCATCAAGGCCATCATCAAGATTCTGGAAGACCATGCCAACCAAGAGGATCACATCGCCAACGTGGCGGAGGACATCCTCGAAGTGGTCGAAGAGCACTTGAATTCCAAGTTCAAGATTGCCGTGGTCGGTCAGATCCTCGTGGATGGCGCTGAGAAGCCCAGAATCGTCGTCCTGGGGCCCTTCGGGGCCCAGGGTAGGCTAGAGGACCAGGAATCGTGGGACAAGGCCGCGGCGAAGCACACAACGAGTCGTACGGAGGGCGGCAAGCTTGCCTTTCGCTCCACTGGTGGTTCGCGGGGTCGGTTCCTGCTGGCTCCGGTGTTTCAAACGGCAGCGAAAGCGTGGAAGTTCTTCCCCGACCATCCGAAAGTGATGGAAGTGGTGGAGCGGGAGTTTCAGACCATCAGGGGAGCGGATCCGGCCAACCTGGCCGGCCCCACGTGCCTTTGCGGGTTCCGGAATGCGGTATGTCACAGGCATCCGAAGGGGAGAGTGTGATGGCAGAGATCGAAATCGGTTCCGAGTGGTCGTGTGACGATTATGTCACCCTGAAGAGGGCCATCGTCCGCGCTGTCTTCAGGGACAGTGACGGCATGGAGCACGTAACCATCGAGAACGTGTGGACGGACGGAATGCTCACCTTCACCAGTCCTCAGAGGGGTGTATTCCTCGAAGACCACGAACTGATTCAACCGTTCTTCAAGGTGGGCAAGACCTACGGACCCGCCTACAGCCCGTTGGCGCGTTTGCGCTACGAGGTGACCGAAGTGCGTGAACTGGATGGCAAGAAGTACGCCATTGCTGTACGCACCGAAGGGGCCGAGACTCAACTCATGGTTCTGGAAAGCTTTGAGAACTTCCGGGAGGTCTGAGATGTACTGGGAGATCTCCGGAGCAGTCTTACTGTGGGCGGTGGGAACCATCGCCATCGGCGAATGGTTCGCTCTCCAGAAGCTGAACATGAAGTACACCCAGCTCGAAAGCCTGCACGCCAAGCTGATGAGTGATCACGCTCGGCTCATCAGGGAGTATTCTGGTCAGGAATAGTGAAGGCCGGCCCCCGAAAGGGCCGGCCCTTGCTGTGGCTTTCAGGTCAGTTCCACTGGAAGCCGTCCCTGGTCACGTTGACAGGGAATGCGTTCCTCGGACCTGTGTCCCGAGTCTCTATCAACCAAAACCCCGGAATGGAGGATTCGTGGATACGGGGGCCGTTGAAGGCGAAGCCTTCGGCCTTGACTGCTGCGGCCATGGCGAGTACCGCACGGCGTACGCGGTTGTCCCGGTCGAGCTTGGAGATGCGTGCAGCTTCGGCCGCTTTGGCGGTGCGATCCTTGGCCTCTTCCTCTGCTCGCATCTTGGCCATGTAGGCCAGGTGGCGACGGTTCTGCTCTTCGGCGGCCTTACGCTTGGAAACGAGCCCTCGGGCCTTTTCCTTGAGCCTGCGACTCTGCTCGAAGAGCTCCCGCTCTTCGGGTGTCCAGTCCTTCACTGTCATCCTTCCTGGTAGTAGTTCTCACTCGCTGCCCTCCAGGCAGCGTTTGAACGGACGCTACGGCGCCCGGTGAACTCCTGCTGAGGGTTGTACCCCAGAAGCTTCTGAAGAGCCTTCAGAGCGCGTTCTACGCGCTTCCTGGCCGCGTCCTCGGAGCTGTCATACTCGACTGCGATATCCGCGTTGCTGTAGCTGTACTTGTACCGCCAGACGAGCACGTTGTAGTGCTCGTCCTTGAGATCGGTCAACCTGGCCTTGACATCGATGAGCGAGGCGATACGATCACCTGTGGTGTTGGCCTGAGCTCGCGCTCGGGGCTGTCCGTCGCCGAAGGATCCGAAGGACTGCCAGTCCTCGTGGTCGAAGATGTCGGGCATCAGGGCGCGAATCTCGTTGAGCGAGTAGCGATGATTGTCCTCACCGTATGTACCCTCGATGGACTTGACCTCATCGGACCCGAAGCCGAAGGCTTGCTTGCGCATGGTCGATGCGATCTGCTCGATCCAGCCCTCAGGCTGGGTCTGGATCTTCTTGGTCACAGACTTCTTGTTGCGGTACGCCCAAAGCCACAGGTCCTGCTCGATGTCTTCGGTGAGGACGTTTCGAGGAAACTTGTAGGACACTTGCTTGGCCACGGTCTTGACCATAGGGCGGAGTGTGGCCTCATAATCGAGGGTCATTCTGACTCCTTGTTGGTGAGAGCGTGCCACTCGGCATCCGCCCAAGCGGAATGCCGATCGTAATCAGCCTTGGTGAACGTCGCCCAGTGGGAGATGTCCTGCTTTGTCAGGCCCTGCTCACGACAGTCGAAGCAAATATAGACAGTCACATCGGAACCGAGTATCTTGAGGTTCTGGCCCCGCCGGCGATCGTGGTTGTGGTGAGTATTCATCAGCACTCCTGTCCGCATTCGGTGCAGAACTTCCTGCCTTCGATGAAGTAGACCGCCGGGTGAGTACACTCTCCGTAACAGGTGATCATCAGTACTTGACTCCGTTGAGAAAGAAGCCACGGTCAGTGGCGAGGATGAGTTCGGGATAGACGCGCTTGCCATCGTCCCGTATGATTCCGAAGGACATCGTCCAGCTCACAGCGCCATCTTCGACGTAGTGAGCGTTGGTCGGATCCATCACGGATCCGACGTTCATAACGAACCGAGGCTTCACGTTCCCGTGGAACCCGATAGCACGAGTAGAAAGGAAGGGCTGGTGAGTATGGCCGAACACGATGTTCTTATCACTGCCGTAGCGCTTGATGAATTTGAGTTCCCAGGCGGCGCTGGAGGCGGCGTACCCGCCGCTCTCATGACCGTGCACTGCGTAGGTGTTGGTTCCGATGTGGACTGGGCCCTTGAGGTACTGCACGCCAAGCTGATCGAGTCCGAACAGGTTCTTGATTTCAAGTGCCCGCAAAGTACTGAGCGGTGCGGCATAGGTGCGAACGTACTGCTGGAGGCGAAGATCGTGATTACCTTCGAGCCATATAAGATCAGCCGATGGTGCGATCTCCCGAATCTGCGTCAGCAGAGCCTTGAAACCATCGATGTCCTCTTGTAGCTTGCCGGCATACTCCATCTTCTTGCCCTTGCTCCACTTGGACATCTCGGGGAAGTCGATGGCATCGCCGATCTGCACGATAGCGTCGGGCTGTATGTCCTGAGCAACCTTGATGATCTTAGACATCATCAAACGGTCCTCGTACGGATGCTGAATATCGGGAATCACCAAGGTCGTTTTCATGATACGAGTGTAACACATAGGGGTTGAGCTACATGATTTGGAACGTTGTCTACACAATCTCAATGGGAAAGCACGGCAATCAGCGGGTCCCCATGTTGGTCAGAGGGACACTTCAGCAGCTGAACGATCACCTCTCCGCCATCTCAAGGAAGACGGACAACGCCTTGATCATGGATTACGAGACTCGCAAGGCCTTTCAGGTCAAGAACATCCTGCTCATCGAGTGGTCGGAGGTGAAGAAGTGACGCTGTTCGGAACGACCAGACACTCCGGCTACGGCTTCGAGACACAGCACCAGGATTCCTGGGTCGATCAAGCCGCTTGTCGTACCGAAGATCCGAATCTGTTTCACCGACTCTCGGTCGGTGATCCCGGTACGGGCAACATGACTGCCCACGAGGTCAAGAAGCTGGAGATTTCGAACTTCGAGAAGGCTCGGAAGATCTGCGCCGGGTGCCCGGTCGTCAAGGAGTGCACCCAAGAGGGGCAGAAGCGTCGCTACAACGGTGACACGCTTCTCGCCCCCGGATCCACCTTCTCCGTATATGGAGGCAACCTCCCGGATGGATACTCGCTCGTTATGAGCGGACGTCCGAAGAAGCACTCTCCGGATGCTCTCGCGAATCGGATCTGCACTCGTGGGCACAAGGGTGATTGGCGTCGCGAAGGCGACGGAGGTTATCGCTGCCGGACTTGTGACAGGCTCCGCAAGTACGGAGTCGTGTCGATCGAGCGGGTCGGTATCGAAGAGAAGCATCTTCGCGGACTGATGGATCACCCCTTCGAACCTGCCGTGTATAGCGGTAAGCTCGCCTGCAAGGCTTGCCGGCGAGAGACCAATCGGAAGTTCAAGGAGAACCGCAAGGCCGGCGTACCGCTGAACGAGAATCTCTCTCGATCCAACAACGGGATCGACTGGGACAAGCGGCACCTCGACACCAAGGGGCACGAGCCTGTATGGGGTCAGGGTACGGATCGAAGGTGGTGCAAGGTGTGCGACGCCATGCGTAAGCAGGCGAAGACTCACGCGGCCAAGCGCCAGGACGGTATTTACGTTGACAAGGCCTGATTGACCCTGTAGTCTTCTTCTTGTCAGGCCGGCCGCAAGCCGGCCTGACTGTCACGGTAAGCTAACTGGCAAAGCTGTCGGCCAATCCTCCGGCGTTTGCGGGTTCGAATCCCGTCCGTGACGCGGGCTCCCCGTAAGGGAGCCTGGGGGCTTGCACCCCGTAACGCAAGATGGTATCGAAGTGCACTTCGAGTAGTCGCGGTAAGCCAACGGTAGAGCTACCATCCCTAGAGGGTGGCGGATGAGCGGGTTCGAATCCCCCTCGCGACGCGCAGTACAACCCGAGTTAGCTCAGCGGTTAGAGCGCCCGCCTGTCGAGCGGACGGTCGTCGGTTCGAATCCGATACTCGGGACGCAGGTCCACACAGAAATGCACGGGCGTCGAACCCCGGCTTACCGGTGATCCCGGTCTACCTGCCATAGTAGATGTGGGTGTGGAATAGGGCGGCTTGGCAACCGTTGACCTTCTGTTCGCGAGGCTAGGGCATGGCGTCCCCGGCGGTTCAGACTGTAAAGCCAACGACGAGAGGCGCCCCTTCGGGGGCGCTCTCTCCACCATATAGACCATATGTTACTGACCAGTAGGGCGAGGAACTTTGACAACATCGACTTCGGAGTGAAACACTCCGCAACAAGGAGGGAGGTAATCACCATGTTCCTTCCTAAGTACTTGAGTTACAGCGCGGTCTCTCGCTATGAAGAGTGTCCGCGATCTTGGTATCTATCGTACGCTCGCAAAGCCGAGCCCAGGCAGACATGGTTCTAGCTGTTCTTTCCGATGGGTACAGCGGTTCATACTTCGATCGAATCTTACCTTCAGACCGGCGACATTCCGGAGTTCAAGGAGATCTTCTATCCGCTGATCGCTAAGCAGATGGAGATCGATCCGAACCATCGCGAATGGCTTCATGCCGGCACCGGAGAGAACATCGTGCAAGGTCAGGCAGCAGTCGACCTGGGTCGACTGTGTGTTGACAACGCAGTGAAGTTCCTGAAAGATATGGATGTCTGGGAAGTCGAGTACGATGCTTCCTGCGAACTGCCGGGACTTCAAGTCCCGGTGAAGATGTACATCGATATCGTCGGTGAACACAAGAAGCACGGTCCACTCGAAGTGGACTGGAAGTCCGGTAAGAAAGCTCCGAAGAGCATCTTCCAACTCGAAGTCTACAAGGCCGGCCTAATGGTCGGCAGTAATGAAACCTATCGAGCCGCTGACTTCAAGGGCTGGTGGGGTATGCTCCATCCCGAAGGCGAGCCGAAGACGGCTCGCGGCCGGCTGAGGGATCTCTCTCACGTAACACCCGAGGCTATTGGCAAGCGCTTCCAAGCCGCGTACGATGGCATGAAGAAGCAGATCTACAAGGCCAATGTGGCATTCGGTTGCAGCTTCTGCGTGATGCAGGACAACTGTCTTGCCAAGCAGTTCCCTCACCGCCCCGAGAGGGCGGTGTACTACGATCATTCAAGTACAGATGGGTGTTCATACTGATGAGCAGAGCTGAGCATTGGCGAGACCTCCTGGAAAGTCTGATCCAGGACGCTCGAGGCGAGGGTGTTTTTCTCTACATCGACGATGCCAGCGGCAATGAGATTCTCAATTTCTACGACGAGGCGAAGTGCGAGCAGGCCGATGTGGACCGAAACTTTTGGGAAATCGGATGAGTGCCAAGCAGTATCGTGACGAGCTGGAAGATCTCCTCCGTCGAGCGGAGGCCGATGGTTACCAGTTCAATCTTGAGTACGAAGTCGAGGTAGACGCTTATGGCGCGATACTGTTCGACGCTGACCACTTCTTCATGAACCGGAACGACTACACTGATCACGCTACCGTGAACGGTGATCTGATCTGGGAGACCGAGGTCTGATGAAGCCGGCATTCATTCGTAAGGCTGCTGATCTCTCCGAAGTGTTGGATCAGTGGTGTGGTCTGAAGTTCACGTTTGAAGTGGAGAGCACGCTTCACGAAGACGACTTCGACGAGAAGATTGATTCGCTGTATCTGGTGGAGACAGACTCCGGTGAGAAGCTGAAGGTCTGGGAGGGTACGTACTATGGCTGAGCTCACGCTGAAGATGGCATCGCAGCTCATCGGCTACACCAATGCCGACATCAAGATCCCCGTGTCGGACGACATCACCCCGGAGGAGGTGGCTCGACTCCACTGGGATTGGAACATGCGATTCCTGCTGGAGCAGGAGAAGGTTGCCAACGAGCCTGTCACCGAGAAGCAGGAAGCGAATATTCACAAGGCTGCGGTCGAAGTCTTGACGGAGAAGCTCCCCGCCACTAAGGTGGCGGAAGAGAAGACGGAGCACAAGGTTGGTGGCACGGTGGAGGTTGCGGGTATGACTTTCACCAAGCACTCCGAAGCTCCCTGGGAGAACAAGCTCGAAGCCACGGCCGAGAAGCCGTGGCAGCAGAAGCCCAAGTTCGACAACCTGTTCGGCTAATCCTCACAAACCTAGACAAATCATAAGGGAAAAAGATGACCACCCAGAAGGAACTGTTCGAGCAGCTCAAGAGCCGTGGCGCTGCCTCTTCCTCGGGGGAGCGTGAGCCGCTCCCCCCGTTCGTCAAGTTCGAAGTGCAGGGCGATGTCATCCAGGGCGTGGTGCTGGAGACGTACGTCACCAAGGCATACGACCCTACCACCAAGTCCGCCGCCAAGGACAAGAACGGCAACGAGGTTCCGCAGCTCAACGTCACGCTGGAGCTGAACCACGATGGCGGTATCGTGAAGGGCGAGGACGGGCGTAATCGCCAGGCCAAGGCCGGCGAGAAGGTCCGTCAGTCCTTTGCGAACGACCTGCTCTGGAAGCTGGGCGGTGCGCTCGGTGAGCTGGGTATCGATGAGCTCCCCGTGGGGGCTGTCATCGCTTCCAAGTGGGAGGGTCAGTTCAACGGCGGTCGTGCTCGTGAGCACGCTGTGATCGTGAAGGTGGCGGAGTGAGCAACTTCTCTGACGACGTGCACGCGAACGTCGTTTATGCACTGGTCGAAGCCGTCAAGGCCTGGGCTCCAGGCCCCGACGTTGGCAACGTAACTCACTCGGAGTCCTACGACGAGGGCGTTGAGACCGGCGTGCGCATGACGATGGCATACCTGAACGACGAGGAGATCGACGCGTGACTTTCAAGGAAAAGCTCCGGGTGGCTGTTCGTGAGGGTTTCCGTGAGGGTCTTCGCCCTCACGTGGCTCATGGCCTGGAACTGATGTACGGTCACCTTGACCTCGGCTCTCGCACCTGGGAGGATGAGGCAAACATCCTGCTCGATCACATGCGGGATCACGCTCGGGCGAAGCGCAACAAGTAGGAGATCGATGGCCGGCCTGCGCACGCTGGCCAGGGCAGTGAAGCAGGGGCTCTCGTCAGGAGAGCCCCTGCCTGATCCTTGGCCCATCTTCGCGGCAAAGAAGATCGCACTGAGAAGGTCCGGCCTCCACATGGTGGCCGGTCCCCCTGGCTCGATGAAGACGCTGTTCACGATGAACATGGTGAACAACATTCATGTTCCCACTCTGTACCACAGCTCGGACTCCGATGACTTCACCATGGCGACTCGTGCATTCTCTATGCGCACCGGTACGCCAGGCGAAGAAGCCGAAGAGATCATTCTGGAGCGTCCGGATGAGGCGGTAGCCGCACTCCGGGAGATGTCTCACGTCAAGTGGAACTTCCATGCGGCTCCAACTCTGGATCACATGGACCGGAACGCGGAAGCGTTCCGAGAGATTCATGGCGAGTACCCGCACCTGACTGTCGTCGACATCCTGATGGATGTCGATTACGAGGGAGCCTCAGAACAGAACTACTGGGGCCTGATGGCCGAACTGAAGGTGATGGCACGTGATCAGCAGACGGCGCTACTCGTTGTACATCACACTTCAGAGTCGGCGAAGGCGGGTACTCCTCCGCCTCGCAGTGCCATCATGGGTAAGGCGAATCAACTTCCGACGCTCATCCTCACTCTGTGGGGGGATGGTCACGCTGGCACTCTCGATGTCGCCACCGTCAAGAACCGGTTTGGTCCAGGTGACGCTATGGCCAAGAAGTTCTTCCGAATGACAGCCATTCCCGAGCTGTCTCAGATCGAGCAGGCGGAGAACTCAGACCCGAACTCCGGCCTGCTCTTCCGTGATGGACCCAACGTACCCGAGGAACTGAAGGTCAACCTGATGGAGAATTCGAGTGCTTGAAATCGCCTTCGCTCTGCTCGCATTCAGCAACCTGGTGGGCATGCTCACTCAGTTCATTCGCGCCCGTCGGGCTGAAGCCGACGGGAATCTCGAACTGCGTAACATGCATTACAGTATCGCCGCACTGTCCGCACTCGCCTTCGGTGCAACTCTTCCTATCGCGACGGGAATCGTTCAGTGATCAAGCGACTGCTTAGCTTGCTTGGCAATTGCCCGATCTGTGGACGGGAGACGCCCTGCCTTGACCACTGAAGATGCAAGCGACTGCGAAGACTTCGGTCACGAATGGATCGAGTACATCGAGATGTACGGCTGTACCGAGATCCACGCCGGCTGGGAGTGCATGTACTGCGGAGAGGAGAGGGAAGATGTCTGACGAAGAGTGCGAGCATCGCTTCGAGGTGGTGGCTGCGGACGAAACGAACTGCTACCTTGAGTGCATCGATTGCGGCGAAGAGGATGAGCTGTGATCTCCGTGGTGGTAATCGCTCTGTTCTTGTGGATCCTCTTCCTCTGGCTGAAGAATTCCGGGAGGAAGTAGCATGATAGCCGGCGTCGTGGTTCTCGTGATGATAGCCGTGATGTTCTGGATCGAAGGAAGGAAGTGGCACTGATGTGCTGCTCTCGTCCCTGTCTGGTGCGAGCATGGCTGGGCAACAAGTTCGGCCTGCTCTGCACCAACTGTCAGTACTTCAGGGAAACCTGATGAAGCCAAGAGTCTGCAAGGATTGTGAGAGCGGGTCCAAAAGACCCGCTCCGCACCCCGGTCCTCGATGTGCGACTCATCATCGAGCAGAGAAGGCCCGTCTTAAGCAGGCCTCACACGCCCGTAGAGTGGCTGCGGTGTACGGCCTGAAGGATGGGCAGTACGAAGCTCTGTACGCCGCTCAGGGCGGCGTGTGTGCCATCTGTAGGCGAGCCAAGGGATTGACCAAGAAGCTTGCCGTTGACCACGACCACAAGACAGGCTATGTTCGAGGCCTGCTCTGCTCTCCGTGCAACAAACTGCTGGGTCATCTTCGAGATGACCCCAACCTCGCAGCAGGAATCTGGGCGTATCTCGTGAAGCCGCCGGCGCACAACGTGATTGGACTGGTGAAACCCGATGAGCAGTGACTTCTTTGAGCACGGCAGCGTGTATGCCATGAAGAGCTCGACCAAGAACTTTAAGTACGTCATCCGGGAAGTGCTTGAGAACTACCGTCCGGTGGTTGAGCATGAGGATCTGACGGCGATCGCCCACCAGATCCACCCGGACGGCAAGGAGCGAGTTGTTCTGCTCAGCCGTAAGAGCTTCGAGAAGATGGAGGAGATCTGATGTCGAAGGAATCCGAGTACGACAACATGATGGACAAGACTTTACAGGCCTGTGAGCAGTCGTTTACTGTGGACATCACACAGAACACAGAGATGTACGTCGCTCTACAGGATTCTGTAAGGGGCTACGTTGAGGAACAGGGAAACCAGAAGTAACGAGGAGCGGCCGACAGGTCAACTGTCGGCAGTTCTTGTGCACTACGCAGGAGAGCCCATCCCCGACTCCTTGGAGGGTCGGGGGTGGTTCAAGTACAAGTGTCCGTTCCACGGAGACCGAACGCCTTCGGCTTCGGTGAACACCATCACCCAGGTGTTCAATTGCCACACCTGCGGGATGAAGGGTGCGGCAATCGATCTGATCATCAAGGAGGATGGGCTTGACTTCAAGAGCGCTATCGCCCGCTTTGAAGAGATCACTGGACAGAGCTACGGAGACGTACGCAAGTCAGGTGCATCGAGCACTGCCGTATCTCGAAGGGCGGGGAATCGACAAGGCCGCCGCACTCGGGGCAGGTCTTGGCGTAGTGACTGACCCTCTGCCCGGACATGAGGGCATGCTCGGCCGGCTGTCCATTCCGTACATCACAGCAGCCGGCACGGTGAACATGACCTTTCGGTGCATCCAGAACCATGACTGCAAGACCGAGACCAAGCACAGCAAGTACATGAAGTGGGCCAAGCTTCAGTCCAGTCTGTATCATGTGCAGTCCATCGAAGCCGCCGGCGATTGGCTGGCTGTGGCTGAGGGTGAGATCGACGCACTCACGCTGAACATCTCCGGCATCCCTGCAGTGGGCATCGCCGGAGTGGACAACTGGCAAGAGTTCTGGCCTCTGATCTTCGACGACTTCAGCCGGATCTACTTCTTTGAGGACGGAGACGACGCCGGCAAGAAGCTCGGCGATCGTCTTCTGCACGAGGTCAGCACTCCGGTGGTACGCATCAAGATGCCGCCGAAGGAAGATGTGAACTCCATCTACACGAAGCAGGGCCCCGAGGCCCTGGTGAGGATGATTCGTACATGAACAGTGTGTTTGTCGTCATCAGTGAGACGATGCCGATCAACGGTACGTACCCTGCGTCGCACATCGATTCCTTCTGGAGCACCGAAGGTTGGGCGTGGGGTCGTCTGAACGAGCTTGCCGTTGGGGATGGCGTGGAGCTTGAGTTCGACGCCACAACGTACTACGTTGATGTCGATCCCGAGAAGTACGAGTACACCGAGTACCGCATCGAAGAGCACACCATTCAGACGGAGAAGGTAGCATGACCAAGTGGAATGACATCCCGTTCAGCACGGACAACACGCCCGAGGACAAGGCGAAGGAGTTCGACCTCCAGTACGAGGAGAACAAGGCTTCGGGTGACGTGAAGGCCGAGCAGGACCCGTACCGTCGGCCGAACCCGACGGGCGGCAAGTAATGGCACGCACTATCCAAGCTGATCAGGTCGTTTTCTATCGTGCGCTGATCGAGGAGCTGATCGACGGAGAGTGGAAGGCTGTCAAGGTCTTCGGCCCGTACTACGCTCCTGGCTCCAGCCGCGACCACGACGGCTGGTATCGGGTGAGCGAGAAGTACGCCGCCGGCACTCGCCGTAAGCGCACACAGAAGCAGGTTGTAGTGACCGACGGAATCGATCCGTCGAACGCGTGGATCGAATGGCAGGACAGCTGATGGGTAAGCACTCCAAGACCGAAGACACCGGAGACGAAGAGACCCGAGGAGGTCACGACTGTGAGTGAGAAGCATTACAAGGATCAGCTCGGAGTCGAGATCGAAATCGGCGACATCGTCGCTGTTGGCAGTAACTCCAACATCCGCATCTGCAAGGTCTACGGGTTCGGCTACTACGGGCAGCCTCTCTCGGAGATTCTGATCGGGAGCACTTACGGCAAGAAGAAGAAGGGCGACTGGGGCACGTCGTACATCATCATCAAGCGGGGAGACCAGCGTCTCCCCGAGTTGGAGGCCATCCTCAATGGCGAGTGACCTCCCTCCGTATCTGACCCACATCCCCGGTCGCAACGTATCGTGGACGCAGCATGCTAAGTTCCCTCGCAACGTCGCGAAGACTTTCAGGAAGGGCGATCACTACTGGCATCGCGATCTGCGGATCTTCAAGCTGTTCGGCATGGGTCAGGCAATCGAGTATCGCCTGTTGTCCGATGAGGAAGTGCAGCGATACATGGAGGATCCGAACCGTGTCTAACCGCCCCGCCTGGGAAGAGACTTTCAGCAGACTGGCGATAGTCTGGAGTGAGCGATCAACTTGTTCGCGAAGGAAAGTCGGGGCCGTACTGGTCAAGGACAAGAAGGTGATCGGTAATGGATATAACGGCGTGGCTTCTGGCAAGATTCACTGCGACAGCGGAGGCTGCCCTAGAGGAGGACTTTCCTACGGACAGGTACCTGCTGGCAGTGACTATAACGCCTATCCCTGCCATGCCATCCATGCCGAGCACAACGCCATACTCCAAGCAGGTATTGGTCAGTCCGGAGGAGCTACGCTCTACACTACAGAGCCTCCGTGCCAGCAATGCACCAACCTCATCGAACACGCCGGAATAGCAGAGGTGATCCTCGTTGACTGAGCACATCGAGAAGGTAGCGAACGAGCTTGCCGTTACGCTGTCTCGCAAGAACAAGGACTACGCTCCTACCGACGAGTTCAGCAACTTCACGCTGGCAGGACAGCTTGCCGGCCTTACTCCGTGGGATGCTATTCTCATTCAGATCGGCATCAAGCACAGCCGGCTGTTGAGTCTGGTGAGCGAAGGTGTCTCCAAGCCGGAGTTCGAGAGCGTGCGGGACACTCTGGTAGATCTCGCCGGATACTCGGTGATCGCCGCTGCGTATCTGGACAGGGAGCAAGAGCCCAAGGCCTGGGAGGGTTGAGATGTCTGACGGATTCGAAGAGGCTCTCGCTCGGCATGAAGCCGAGCGGGTTGCTGACATCCTGGAAGAGCTGGCAACGGAGATCCTCGATGCGAATGGTCAGGATCCTGAGTAAGTATCCGTACCGACTGAAGATCGTGGTGATGCAGTGCTACAAAAGGTGACGTTCGTAGCTCACATGATCGTGGACACCGAAGAGATGTCGATCGTCGGAGCCAAGAGGAACGTACGGCAGGCACTATCATCCGGAGATGAGGGTCAGGAGTACGGACTCCACCTCGTGCGACTCATCAAGCTGACCAACATGGAGGAAGAGTGAAGGTCCTCGTGACCGGCTCTCGCGATTGGCCCGAGCGGCAGCGTGTGTGGGATGCTCTGAACTTCGTTGGTGATGTCACTACCGTGGTTCACGGCAACTGCCCTACCGGGGCCGATCAGATGGCCAAGGCTTGGGCGATGCGTCACAAGGTGGAGATGTCCATCTTTCCCGCCAGGTGGAGCGAACACGGTCGGGCTGCCGGCCCGATCCGTAACGAACAGATGGTGAACGCCGGAGCGGATATCTGCCTGGCGTTCATCTCGGAGTGCACATCCTCTCGATGTGACATCGAAGAGTTTCACTACTCACACGGCGCTACAGGTTGTGCCGATCTGGCCGAATCCGCAGGCATCAAGACGATAAGGATCCATCTGTGAATCGCCAGACCAAGACAGTCGCTGTAGGCGTAGCCCTTACGGCTACGCTTGTTCTCGCCGGATGTGCGTCCGATGCTGATGTCGTGTCCGACAACCTCTCGAAGGCTGCGGAGAACTTCGAGGTGAACCGTCGGATCGTGATGTTCAACGGCATCACCGACGAGTATCTGATGGTCATCGTCGGTCAGTGCTCCATCGAAGACCAGGGCAGCCAGCTCGAAGTCACCTGCAAGGTCGGCGACGGACAATACAAGAAGCACTTCCTTGGACTGTCGGACAATGTCTCGTACTTCGTGGAGCAGGGCGAGCCGATCAAGGCGAGTGCCAACCACTACCGAGTGACGTTCAAGCCGCAGACCATTCTGCCTGACGTCGACTTCCGAGGCAGCACCGAAGATCTCCCGAAGTCTCAGTAACGCAAAAAAGAGGGGCCCCCGAAGGGGCCCCTCTCGTTACTTCTGCCTGAGGAATCTGTTCACCAGGTCATCGACCTGAGGAATAGCCATGATCCTCGTGAGCGTTGCCGCTACGCCGATCACAACAGCTCCGACTCCTGCCGTGGTGCTGACGCCAACCGCTCCCACAAGGAGCGGTACGACTGGCAGGAAGCCAATCAGCGCCTGAAGGCTGGTACGCAGAGTGCGTACCCATTCGTGCTTCACGATTCCTCCGTCTCGGAGGATCGAACCGCATCGAACTTCGTTCGATTGCTCACAGTGTCTCCCATCGTCTCAACCGCTCGATCTGTTGAGCGGTGGCCTCATTGATAGATCCGTTCACGTTGAGGTTGAACAGAGTTTGCACCCGGATGACAGCCATCCGAGTGGACTCGTCCATCTGTCCGGTGACAGGGATGTTCAGAACCTGCTGTACGTGACGCACACACTCTCGGTCCTGCTCGTTCACCACCGCTATGATGGTGCGGTGAAACCAAGGGAGTTCGGTGGACATGAGCTTACGCTCCTACCTTGTTGGCGATACGATCCACCACCAAGCGTACACCCTGAACTTCGTGCTTGACCTCTTCGACCTCGGCTCGCTGCGTAACCATGGCTTCGAGGATTTCCATCTTCGCTTCGAGGGCCGTGATCTTCTCGTCACGCTCGTGGATCTGCTCTCGAAGCAGATCCACCTGAACTTGTAGCATCTCGACCGTAGTGCTGGCAGCCTCGATGCTCTGTTCGCCGGCGGTCCGTCTTCCTCCCCAGAAACTTCCGATGGAGCTGAAGATCAGCACCATCGCTGTCACGATGGTTTCTATTCCCATCGTCCCCTCCCAGTGGTTACGTGGATTCTGCGACTGTTCGCATGACCACCGTTAGATAACCACCCAAGGCACCTGTCGGTCCGGGCGGCCCTGTCTGCCTGAACTCCCAGTCGTCGATAACGATCTGAGTAGAGATGTCATCGGCGAGTTCTTGGAAAAGAACCACATCCCCAGCACGAGCCACCTCCTTGAAACTTTCGAACCTGTCCCTCGCATAGCCCTCGTATCCGATACGCTGACCGCCACGGTCCTGCTCTTCGTCCAGCATCAAGAACACCTGAGTGATGATCCTCTGACGGATAGAACCCGGCAGCGCCTTCACCTGCCAGCCGTTCAAGACACCGCCCTTAGCGGTGTCGATCCCATCCCTGCCGAGAGTGAATCGCAGTGCGATCCAGTTCTGCGGCCCCGGAGGAGTGGGCGTGGCGATGTCTCTCGTGCCTGAGGGATTGGATCCGGAGTAGGTGACGTAAGGAATGACACCGCCACCCTCCGAGAGGAGGGAGGCTGACACCGTACCGTTGAGCGGAGATGGTGTACGAAGAGAGAAGAACTTGTAAAGCTTCGGCTCTTCGGTGTTGAACCTGATGCGACCCGTATCGAGGAAGCCACTCGACACAAGGCGAGTGGCATGTTCGACGTAAGCACCAACACCATCCATGCTGTACGCCACCTGATCGGTGTCTCCGTACACTGTCAGAGATGTGATGTCTCCGGTCTCTCCGGTAGAGTAGATGTCGCGGGCGTAGGCGTACCGTACAGCCCTTGTCGTCTGCTCCTGGGTGGAACTACCCAGGTCCACTCTCCAAAGCCCTGAGGAGCCCTCGTGGTCGTTCTGAGAGCCTGTCCACATGAAGCGATCCCGGCCGGTTATGCCTTTGCAACCGCCTGTTGGTTCGAAAAGGAGGGGACCGTACGCTATATCGCCGTTGCCGTCTATCTCGCCGATCCGGAAACCCTTGTTGGTAGCGATACCGACGAAGGATCCGACGTACTGATAGATGGTATTGATGATCTCGCCCGTAGGCATGGTGGCAGTGACGCCGGCCCAGGTGAGAACAGGCAGACCTGCACTGTCCACGACTGTGAACTTATGGATCTGGCTGGTGGTACCGGAATCCCCTGCTACATAGATTGCGTTCGGTCCGTCGGTGATTGAACGCCATACCCAGTTAGGATCCTGATGCGTGAACGACGCTACTGGAAGTGCTACTGCGGCTGCAGTCAGGACACCCTGGTAGATTGAGTTGTTCAGACCGATGATCATACGGTCCTTGACGAACTCGATCGCCCAGTTCACTCCGGCATTGGTGTATCGCTGAGTCGGAGCGGCGACGTCGGTCCCGCTCCAGATGCCATTGGTTCGAGCGAGGATGTACGTGGTGCCGGTGCTGGTCATGTCGTAGATGATCTGACCACCACCGGTGATCACAGCGGTATTCACTCCGCCCTGATGAGAGACCAGATCATCTCCGGCGGACGCCCAGAAGGCGTCCACGCCGGCAGCCGTGAGATATCCCTGCACTCGCTGAGGATTCTTGCCGGAGGGCACTACGTTCGTGGTGTCTCGCAGCAGCTGGAGGTTGCCGGAGTTCCACGGATTGATGCCGAGAGACGTGGCGAACCTATAGTTGAACTGGTTGTCGTTGTCCGGATCCTGGTACAGCAGGCCGGCGCCACCGGAGAAGGTGGACTGACTGCGAAGCCACCAGCCTTCGAGGGACTGCTCGCCAGGCTCCGCGAAGTTGTCGAACTGCTGCTTCCTGATCTCTGCCATGCGCTCCGTGTAGGGACGCTGATCGTTGATGGCGGAGAGGAAGGGAATACCGGCAAGCGCATAGTCGTAGAGATTGTCACCGAGCTGGTACTTGCTGTTTCCGGAAGACCCCTGACCACTCAGTTCGTAAGGAATCTTGTGTACGACTTGCGCCATGGTTTACTCCTTAAGAGAACGCCAGGGCGTAGGTCATGGTAACCCTGAGCTGCTGACCGGTGAAGAGCGTTCCTCCCGTAGACCATGTCATCAGGTTCGCACCGCCGGTCGAAGGGTTGAGGTTGACCGAACCCGTGCCCGAGTCGTTGGTGCTGGAGAAGGTCATGGTAGCCGCACCGAACGCCGAGTTCGGTCGGAACGCAGCGGCCATCGTGAAGACTGCGGGGTCTGCCACGACGTCACCAGCCGCATCAGGGACGATGTTGCCACCGGTCCTGAGGAACGTCACCTGAATGGTGGCTATGCCGGCCTTGACGACAGCGATCTCGGTGACCGTAGACCAGCCGGCAGCGGCTGTAGTGACACCGGTAGTGGTGACCACCGGAGTGAAGTCGGCCGAACCGTCAGATCGAACCCTCGCCAGGGCGGTGCTCGCCGAGTTCTGCCACTGGGTGAGGTTGCCGGACTGAGTGGCGTTGCCTCGCACCTGAAGAACGGTGTTCGCAGGAATGTCGTCGTTCGTCACCAACGCACGACGACGCATGTTCGTCATACCCGCAAGGTCTACGTTGAACAGCGTGTTGCTGGCATCGTCGAACACCAGGATCGAGCTGCTCGACGGAGTGGCGGCCTGCTGGATGAACAGGCTGATCGCAGCAGGGTCGGTGGTGTGGATCGAGGTGGTTCCACCCGAAGAGATGGTGAACTTCTCGACAGCGTCGGTTACGTCCATCACCTTGAACAGCCGGCGGTTCGGCAGGTCTCCGGGATCTACAACCTTGAAGCCGGAGTTGCCTGCGGTCGTTCCCGACCGAGGCAGAGAGACGACCTGACCAGATGCTTCGATCCTGAAGCGCTCGGTAGTTCCGTCGGACATCGTGACAGACACACGCCGTGTGGTCACGGCGGTGTCGAGAGCCAGAGGGTTGCGAATCTTCGTGTGCCCGTTGTTGAACTGAGCCCAGGTCTGCTCGGTGCCGTTGGTCAGCTCCTGAGCAACTACTGTGTCCGCTCCCGCTGGGGAGCGGTTCCACGTAGAGACCGCAGTACCGGTGAGATTGAAGTCGGGATTGAGGAACGTGCCCTGAGCGTTGACAAACGTCTTGTTCGTGAGAGTCTGCACCTTGTCGGTGCCGACGATCTCCTCACCCGGAGAGAGACCGTGAATGCCGTCATCGGCATTCTCGTGGTTGCGACTGTCGGAGAAGTCCCGAGCGGAGGTAACATGCCTGACCCGAGCACCAGCGTTGTGACTGGATGCGGACGTACCGTCGATTGCGCGGTCGATGGTGAGAGTGGTACCGGCAGCGTTGGTGACATTCACCAGCTCCTCGGATACTGTCTCGTAATCCACTGCGAGCGTGTACGGGAAGGACCCTGGCAGGCCGATGGTGTTGGACACAACCAGCGTGGTCTGTCCAGCGGTGATGGTTCCGGTCAGCGTCTTCTCGGAAGCGACTGACGAGTAATAGCGTACGGTCACAGCCGCTCCTTAGCCGTTGAAGGTGATGTAGTTCTCGTAGAGCTGGAACAGTCGATCCCGCTCTTCGGTGAGGCGACGCTGATACAGCCCGAGGTAGTACTGAGAGGCATTGTTCGCAGCACCCGGTGGAACCAGAGGGGCCCGCTCGGTCGACTCGATGGACTGCTGCTGAAGTCGAGCAGCGTCGTACGAAGGCAGCATGCGAGCACACACGCCGTACGTGATCAGGTCTACGTATCGCTCAGGGAATCCGGTGGACGTCAGAAGATCTGCGTCGTTGGTCAGCACACCAGGACTCTTCATGTAGATCACCCGGGCGTTACGGCCCGGGACGATGTAGTCCCTCATGATCTGAAGAGACTTGCCGGTCGGAGTCGGGGTGGGCTTGACCTGCCCCGGAGTGACCGAAGCCTGAGGGTTGAATCGCCACGAGGAGTTCGGGAACCAAACGGCCGAAGGGCCGATGGTGTTGGTCGTCACCTTGTACACCTGCTCGACATCAACCGGCAGAGGGTATTCGTAGCGAGCTGCAACCCAAGGGAACTCGTACTCTCCGAACACCCAGACGTGCGGGTACATGCCGGCGATGGTGTCGTTGATCGCTTCCTTGATGCGCTGCCTCGGATAGCGAGGATCGGAAGTCACCAGAGCGCTCATCGCATGAGATGCCGGAGTCGTGGCTTCGACGCCACGACCCGTAGTAGCGTTACCGAATACCGTCACCACTCCGGAGACTCGATCGTACTTCTTGACAAGAAGCATCTCGTCATCGATCTCGATCAAACCTCGAGAGAGTGCGGTGACGGTATCTGGATCGACACTGAACGTTGTATCGGTGTCGGTCATAGGCTGCACCAGATAGCTGATGGCAGCCTGATCACGAGTGTAGCCAAGCAGTTGCTGCTTCACTCGCTGGACGATGTCATTAAGTC